CTAAAATAAAGGAGTCCAAAACAAACTGAAATGAAATCACTGTATATTGTTGACTACTGGGTGCCGTTCCCTTCTTCCGAATATGGAGGTCTGATCAATCTGATTGCTGAGTCTGATACCGAAGCATTTGAGATTCTCAAAAGCGAAGAACAGTTTGATGATCGTTACACTGATCGCATTATGGAAAGAGTTGTCAACGCTCAGAAGTTTTCACTGGTTGATGAATATGAATCTGGTATTCTGGAGGCATTTACCACATGACACAACTGTATCGTATTGAAGAACTATTCACTAATGGTTGGGAATTGATTGATGAGAACGCAAAACAATTGACGAAAGAACAATGTGATGAGCGTTTGAATTATTATCTTTCTGCAGGTTATAATCCAAACTATCTTCGTGCAGTTTTGGATGTTGATTGAATTTCCACATAAACCACCAAAGGGTTATTCTTATGAAATTGAACCATTCAAGCGTAATGTTTTTGCAATTTGGATTCTACATCAGCGTAAGTTTGATTACAATCTTGGTGGGACTGTTCGTTGTATCTGGGGATTCTACAATACCAAAACCAGAGAATACTTCTCCCCAGTCAATAGTAAGACAGTCGGTAAGTGTGTAAATATTGAAGACACTACACCATATTCAGCAATGGTGCCTAAACTCACTCCGTTAGAGCAATGTATGTTCCCAAGGTAAATGATTATGTAACCTGGAAAAAAGGTGTAGAAGGATGGGTGTATTTTGTTAGTAATGAATATGTGACTATTGAAGTTGATGTAAGACCAAAAGATCCAATCAATTATGAAGCATGTAGTCTTCATCGCAATGAAAGAGTATTGGTCTTATGCTATGCAAATCAATGGAATGAACTAAATTACATAAAGTCAAGAGAATCAGTTTATGAAACCTAAAAACGCCTGGAGGTGGTGGGCAACAACTTGTGTCTTGGCGGATTAAGTTGTGTAAGTCCCACACCAATAAATAATAATAGTCAACGCCAAGACACAAATGAAAGAATATTATACTTATGCATATCTGCGTGAAGATAGAACACCTTATTATATTGGTAAAGGAAAACAAAATCGCGCATTTAGGAAGCACAATGTCAAAAGACCTCCAAAAGATAGAATAATTTTTTTAAAACAAAATCTAACTGAAGAAGAAGCATTTAAGCACGAAATTTACATGATTGCTATTCTAGGTAGAATAGATTTAAAAACTGGTATACTTGAAAATAAAAATGCGGGAGGTAATGGTTCTTCTGGTAAAGTATATTCTCAACAGGAAAAAGAAAAAATACGTCAAGATGTGTTGGGAAGAAAATGGTGGAATAATGGAGTAGAAAATTCTCAATCTAAAAAATGCCCTGGAGATGAATGGGTTCCTGGAAGGTTAATAACTTGGGATGAAAATGAAAGACTTGATAATATCATTAAAAGAGTTCGCAAAAATAATTATAGGTTGACTCATAAAGATGGGACAGTTATTATAACAAATAGTTTAAGAGAATTTTGTAGAAAAATAAGTAACCACGATTCATGTAAACTTTATAGAATTTTAAACGGTGAAAAAAATTATTACAAAGGATGGGTTAAAGTTGAAAAATTATGAAAAAGAAAAAAGGATTACTTTATTACATTTATTGTGCATTAGGAGAAAAGTCTCATCCTCATTGTAACAAAACTGCTGACAGAGTTGCCTTTATTCGTTTAGTAATTACACTGCAGATTTTAATCACTAACTGTTTCATTGTTGCAAATACCATCAGGCATTGGAATAAACAAACTCAAATTGAAATCTTTATTGAAAATCCTCATGAAGTACCAAGTGATTTACACCAAAAACAAAAAGAAAGCGACTTCCAAACAAGTCGCAACTTTCTATAAAGTCGAAGATGCTTCCATGTGGGAGAAGCATGTTATCTCTCAAGGTTTTGAAAATGTGGAGATTATGCCAGTTTTTTAAGTGGCACAATCCGGTTTCTTTTGAGGCATTTTGCCTTTATACTACACTTGTTGATTGGGGAATTTCCTTGAACTCTTCTATTGAATTGAATGAAACTAATTATTGTGATCAGAAACCTATCACAATTGAATTTACTTTTGAAGAGCATGATCTTTTCAATGATATTCTAAATCATGCTATTGAAGCAATTGATTTTGCTCTTGGATCTTCCATGCTTGAATTTGATTATCTCGAAGATTCTGAAATTCGCAAACGATATGAAATGCTTGAAAACATGAAAAATTACTCTTGTTCTCTTTGGGCACAACGCTTCGGTAATTGATTATGAAAACTTCTACTTCTCTTGGTTTTGCTTTTGGTGTAATTGTCTTTGCTGTTGCACTACTCTTTTTTGAGGCAGCTCTTCTTCAACTGATTTTGACTTGGTTTAGTATTAATTTTTCGATCTGGCAAACTCTTACTATGGTCGCTCTTGCTAATCTTATCTTCAAAAACAATAGTGTCTCTTGCAAATGAACAAGTGACACTTTGATTAGTGGCATACTGGGGCATCTGAAGCAATCTGGATGCCCTATAATACTTTCATACACAAACAAACACCACCATGAAGAACACTCATCTCCAACATCCTGAAGACACCATCCTCACTGGCGATCTGAGCGTACTGGATTGGTTCGTGAATCCTGGTGCTCTGAGCGTCAAGATCGACGGTGCTCCAGCGATTGTGTGGGGCATTGACCCTGCAACCAACACATTCTTCGTTGGCACCAAGGCAGTGTTCAACAAGAAAAAGATTCGTATTGCTCATTCTCACGAAGAGATTGATCAACACTATGAAGGCAATGTAGCGGAGATTCTTCACTGCTGCTTTGATTATCTACCACGTTTGGAGACTATCTATCAAGCAGACTTCATTGGGTTCGGTGGTCTGAATGAGTACACTTCTAACGTGATTACCTATCAGTTCGGTGACATTGTAACGCAGAATATTATCATCGCTCCGCATACTTGTTATTATGCTGAGAACGATCTTCGTGATGCTCAAGCATTTCCTGATCGTAGTATCTGGACTGATACGGATACAGTGAAGTTTGTCAAACCAAATGCATATATTCTACACAATCAAGAATCCTTCGCTGATGTAAAAGAGGTCTGTGACTTTGCCCGTCAAATGGCAACCACTGCAACCTTTGTGAATGATAAAGAAGCAGCAAAGATTACTAAACAACTGAATGATTTTATTCGTGCAGGTGAGCAGATTAGTGTAGAGAACGTAAATGAGTTTGATTGTGATCCTAACCTGATTCGTCTGTGGTCATTGGTAAAGTCGATCAAAGATGATTGCCTTCATATCTGTCGCAATGATGGCCCTGCTGCGTATATCAACGGCAATCGCATTGATGCAGAAGGTTATGTGATGACCAATGAGTTTGGTATGTACAAACTGGTCAATCGTGAGGTATTCTCTCATGCTAACTTCACGATGCAAAAGGCATGGTCTAAATAAAAATAAAAAATGAAGACTTTTTCTCAATTCATTTCTGAAAGTGGTGGGTCACCTTATCAACCTTATAAACCCAAACCACAACCAGAACCATCTGTACCACCAGAAGGTTGGAAAGAGAAGTATCTTGATCCTCTGAAGAAAAAGTCTCCTAAGTTAGCAGAAGACGCTGGTAGTGGATATTCGGATGATTATGCAAAGGAAAGAGATGAAAGAAGAAGAAAAACACCACTTCAAAAGAGACAAGACAGAGATCTTGCAAAACTCACTTATATGTTGAATCAGGATCGTCCTGGTCGCTGAGTGTGCCAGTTGAAGAACTGTCACAACACCCCTCTCCCTGCCCTTGTAGCACCCTTATAATACAGAGGTAACAAGCACACCTCTCATGATTGCTGACACCACTCAAGACGCTCAGATCCGCCGCACAATCATCAACAGTGTAGAGCAGATGGATCTCCGTCTTCTGCAACGGATTGCTTATGAATGCCGTTGTGAAGAAATGGGCATTTATCCCAACAACTGGAAACTCTACCCTGAGGACTGATGGCAACTGGTATTTTCTTTCTGATCGGTTATCTCATGGGTGCTGGTCAAATTCTTCTTGTTCGTTATCTTAAAAACAAATGAATCTCTACATTATCAATGATGTTCTTTACGATTACACCAGTGGAATGTGTGTAATCGCAGCGGAATCTATGCCTCGTTGCGAACAAATCTTTATGGAAAGGTTTGGATGGGATGGTGATACTGATTATGCCAAAGAGTATAATGAGGAAAAGCAAAAAGATTTCAATACTGCAGGAATCAAAGTGATTGAGAATGTTCCTTATGAGAAGGAAGAAGTGATCTCATATGTGTATGGTGGAGGTTAATGATTCGCTTTCTTCTGAATCAGATTCCTGTTAGGAACGGATCTTATACTGCCAAAGGTAATCAGATTCATCGCACATTCTCCAATGGATTCAGTTACATTGCTTCTCAATGTAATTCACCACAAGAAGCACAACGTATCACAAACGATCTCAATTATCTTATAGGCAAATGACTGAAACCAAAACCTATCCCTATCTCAAATACATTCCACACCTTGTTGCTATTCGGTTGATTGTATTTACTCCATTTGCGATTGCACAAGCAACGGCAGAGTTTATCTCTAACTCTATGGATAAACTTTATCATAAAATGGATAAACTTCTTCCCCTACCTTATGTTGAGAAGCAAGTAGAATGGGATCAGTTGCCCAAACGAAATCAAGAGGCGATTGAACAACTTGCAAAAGCACGGGACACTACCAAAGAACGAATTCTCATTCAAACTGTAAAATCATGACTGAAACTCAAGATCAACTGATTCGCAGTATCGGACAACAACTTGAGAATCTGATGACATTGGATGAGAAGTTGTCAGAACAGTATGATGCTTATTGCTATTATCCTGATACTGATTATGAACCAATTGTAGAACGATTCACTCCTGAACTTCTGAAAGAACTTGAAGACCTTGTATTCAAACTTGACAATGACTGATTACGGATTTTACACTCAAGAAGAACTGAAAGATCTGGATGATTCTGATCTGTCATTTGAAATTGCAGACGCCGCAATTCTGAATGTACCAGATGCTGATGCTTATTTGGATCTTCTTATTCAAGAACTAAAGCGTAGGAATTAGAAAGATATGATGAAGTAAAAAAGATTTAAATTTAATTAAAAAATATATTAAAAAACATATATTTGTTATTTGTTTCGTTGTATGATGTTAGTGTTATATGCTTATATTACTCTCTAAATCCTTTTAATACCTTCTAATATCTTCTAATACCTTCTAATACCTTCTAATACCTTCTAATACCTTCTAATACCTTCTAATACCTTCTAATACCTTATAAATGTGTCTGGGTCTTGTGGACTAAGCGCGTTCATTATAAGACGCCGAGCACAAAATGTCAAGCGCCCGTGTGACACTATAAGAACTGGCACATCACACATAATGTTAGCGTTATAACATAATATAATACTATAAGGCATATATACTCTTATGATAATCTCGACGAGATCTGCAGCACTTGCATCTAGTCGAGTTTTATGGTACAATAAACACAGTTATCTCGACGAGTTATGTACGACGACTACGATCTCGACTATACATACAGCAACGATTACGCGGATCTCGACGAGGATACATATGCCGAACTAGGCACATCAGATCTCGACGAGGATTATGCACGGGATGGGCAAGACTATCAAGATCTTGCATATCGCCACTATGCATGATAGAATCTAGTACACATTACATCGAGTTCTTATGCTAATGCAAAAACGCAGGGTCATTGTTACTCTAGACATTGATTGCTATGACGATCTAGATGTACATGATATTGATTGGAAGGATCTCTTAGACCTAGAAGGAGATGAGAGTATTCATGTCAATGTAAAGGAGTTCGATCCATTCTGAGTCTGATGTGGACAGTTTGAGAACTGGCACAAGGGGTATTGCGACCTTATAAGACTTCGTAGTACATTGACCTTGTTTGACACCTGAACTTCTCATGTCCATTTATGTTGAGAATGGTTACGCAAATCGCACTGAATATCTGAACGAACTTCGTGAGGATTACGGTGATTTGGTTGACATCCTTATTGGTGTGCTACCATCGTCAGAAGATTTCGACGGTCTTGTGATCGCTCTGGAAGACGCTTTGGAATCAGGAGAGTACGCAGACCTCCTGTGACACTTTGAACACTGTCCACGGGGCATACAGACGCCTCTCTGAGTGCCCTACAATTCCTTCAGTTACCACATCACACCATGGGAACTCGCTCACGCATTGGACTCGAACTTTCTGATGGTTCGATTCTGTCTGCCTATCACCACTGGGATGGTTATCCTGAATGGTTGGGTAGGATTCTTCAAACTCACTACAATACCAAGGAGAAAGTTTCTGCCTTGATTGATGGTGGCGACATGTCATCCTGCTGGACAAAAGAACGCTGGGATGAGAGTGCTGACGGAACTTATGCTCCTGAGTATTATTCTCAACGGGGTGAAGATACTCCGCCACGACATGATGCAGACATGGATGAGTTCTTCGCTGATGGTGAAGAATACTCCTACATCTTCCGCAATGGGAACTGGTATGCTTATGACATGCACCAGTTTGAACCTATGGTCGCCCCTGAACCTGTAGAGATTCCTTCAGGGGCACTGGCAGTTTAAGAAGTGTCACAAGGGGTGGCGACACTGCTGCCCCTGCCCTTAGAATACAAGAGTCAACCAACCACACCTCTCATGGAAGACACCCTCTGGTCTGAGATTGCTGAAGCGCCTGGTGAAATCTTTGACATTCCCGAACTGCGGGAACTGGATGAAGACTACCAGAATGATGAAGCAACCTGGAACGCATTTCTGAACTCTAACTGGGATTTCTGATGACCACCAATCCTTACATCGCCCACATTCAGCAGAAAGGGTACACTGAACAGGAGATTCGCCAGAGCATGACTCCTGCTCCTAAGATCGTTCCCGACTGGTATGCTGCTCGCTATCCTGGAGCAACCTATGAGTCTTATCAGGAGGCACTGGCAAACTTTCTGAACGGTCACTGAACTGGCACAAGGGGGTCTTGATCTTCCCCAAGATCCCTGCCATACTACCTTTGTTCTGAGACACCACTCATGGCAGACACACTCTCCAAGCGAGTCTACCGCCAACTCTTCACTGAAGATCAGTGGGATCTGATCTACAACTTCATCGGTCATGCACTCGATGATGATGATTTCAATGCGGGTGATGTTTATGCTATTCGCAACAAGATTCATTCTATCTTTGAAGATTGATGATCACTGCAATTCTGGGTGGAGTCATTCTCTCCACCTTTTCTTTCCTTTGGTATCTTGAAGACCGCGAAGGTGGCGGTCTTTATGATCCTGACCCTACTGCTTCTGACCGTTATCGGAAACACAAATGACACCTGACACTTACAACTTCGCTGGTGACACTGTGACAGTTCTCGGACTGGTTGGTGTCCTCTCCACTGGCATCATCCTGGTGCTATGCTTCACTCGTTACTTCAATTCACCACTCCGCAAGTGACACTCACACACCTTAACTATCAGGAGATTGACACACTTCTCGCTATTCTTGAGACTAGCGACTGGCACTATCTGACTGAACTTACAGAGGCAGACATTCCGCTTCTGTATGACAAACTCACTGAAATGAGGGATGAACTGTGACTGAAACTCTCCGTCAGTATCACTTCACCGACGAGCAGATTGACTTCCTGATGCGAATTGTGCGAAACAATGCACAGTTTGAAGATGGTGAAGATCGTGAGTTCATGGAAGAACTTGCGAATCAAATTGAAGATCAAATCGTAAATCATCCCGACAACGACTGATGAAGTATAAAGAACTGCTCGAACAACTGCAACAACTTAGTGAAGATCAACTGAATCAAGATGTTGCTATTTGCTCTGAAGATGAACCCGATGAGTATTATCAAGAAAGTGTAGAGTTAGTGTTTTCAACTGAGGAATGTGATGTCCTCGATCTTGACCATCCTATCATTCGTTTCTGATGACCTACCAACAACTCCTTCAGATGATTCAGACTCTCGACAAGAATCAACTTGACAGAGAGGTTCTCGTTTATGATTCTTCTACTGATGGTTGGTATGATGACGGAACTCAACTCAAAGTAACGAGTTCTGCAGTTCCTGGTCTCGTTGATTCTAATTTCCCTTATCTTTGTGTTTGATTATGACCAAACAACTTCTGATCTCTCAACTTCGTCAAGGTAAAAATGGGAACGACATCCTTCACATTCTTGATGTACTCTGTTCTGGGATGGACAGCAGTGAATCTAGTCAAGATAATGTCCCAACACTAGACGAGATCCAGTTCTGAAACTCGACGAGATGTGTCACTTTTTCTAGTGGCACATCATTCTCGACGAGACCCGCACCATCAACTAGATTATGCACATCTCGACGAGAACATCATGCAACTCGCATCTGTTACACCGATCTCGAAGAAAGCAAAGAATCGCTTTGCGAATCTCATGGACAAGATCGAGACCTGTATCATCGAGCAACAGATAGGCAACAAGGTCTTTCTTACATCATTGAACGGCAAAAACCATTTCTGGGCAATGCTTGACAACGATACCGACTGGATGGTATCATTCTAAGACAAGGGAGGAAGGGGTTTGCCTCCCGCTTGATGAAAAGTCACCCAGCGCGAAGGAGAACAGATAATCCTAGCATAGGTGAGGTGGTAAGTGCCAAGAGGATGGGGTGGTGCCCGTCCTCTTTTTTCTTTGTATTATATTATAATATAACAGTAGTGTTATACGATTATGAGCACAACAATCCAGTCTAGCATGAGATGCTAGAGTCCGCCCCCATCTATATAAGTGCAAAAAAGGCAGCAGTGTGCCAATCGAACCACTGTCCCAAGGGTGGTTGTGGTGCTCGGTTCGGATCGTGCATGATTCCACCAACGGCGCACCACTGACGCCGCCCACCACCAACACCATGAACACCACTACCCCGTTCTTCGCTCCTGTTCTTCCTCTGCAACTGACCGAGGAAGGTATCAACAAACTGGATGCAATTTGCCTGGAAGTGACAGAGAAGTTCTTCCGTAAGGATTATGCTGATCGCATCATTGATACTCTTAAGTATTCCCGTTGTGCAAGCAAAGGTTACTACCGCACCACACCTGATTTCCGTCACTTTATCGGAATCTATCACTGGGTTAAGTCTCATTCTTCCTACGACGATTATGTTGTTTTCCGCAAGTATCTTCAGACTCTGAGTGCAGTCTACCGCTGGCACTTCGGGCATTATGATTCTGTGACCGTCTACAATTATCTGCACGAACGTGTTAAGATCGAAACCCATTGTGAGCACTGTGGTTCACTCTCAAAGACCCTGATTGATCGCTTGATTGAAGAGAATCTCTGGGCAGTGTGACAGTTGGCAAGGTGGCACAAGGGGGGTCACTGATCCCCCTTCCTACCCTGTAGGATTCTCTCAGTTCACACCACACCACCATGCTGAACTTCACCAAGGGTAACGCCAAACTGGGCAAGCAAACCCTAATCTTTAACCTGCCCGCAGGCAAAACCTGCCCCGGTGCACTGTTTTGCAAATCTTTCGCTGTCGTTGATGCAAACGGCAAGCGTAGCATTCAAGACGGCGAGCATACTCAATTCCGTTGCTTCGCTGCATCTTCTGAAGTGCAATACGATGCGGCGTTTGAGAATCGTGCAAACAATCTTCGCCTGATTGTTGATGCTCTGCAGAATGGATCTGCTGCAGATCTTATCAACCAAGGCATTCAAGAATACCGCACAAAGAATACTAAACTGGTGCGGATTCACGAGTCGGGTGATTTCTTCTCTGGCGCGTATTTGGATGCCTGGATTGAAGTTGCACACCGCAATCCTGATCTGAAGTTCTACTGCTATTCTAAGAGTTTGCAACTCTTTCTGCACCTTAATCTTCCTGCTAATTTCTACTTCACCGCATCGTATGGTGGCAAGTGGGATCACCTAATTGATGCGGGAATGTTTAAGCGTTACGCTAAGGTTTTTATGACTGATGATGAAGCAAACGCTGCAGGTTTAGAAGTTGATCACGACGATTCACACTGTTTTGGTGACAAACCGTTTGCACTGTTAGTGCATGGAACTCAACCTAAAGGTTCTATCTGGGGCAAGGCAATTCGTGCCCGTCGTTCTAAACAACAGTTCTCAGGTTACAGTAAGAAACTGCCTGTGACAGTCTGACAAGTGGCACACGGGGGGCATCGCTGCCCCCCATCCATCCTGTAGAATTAACGAGTCAACCACAGGAGGAGCAATGCTCACCGCCACCGACTTCACGATCAGCGCCGACGTTAACAGCAGCGCCGTTGCACACCTTGAAATCGTTTCCAATGGAGATGGAACCTACGATCTGTTGGTAACATTCAACAGTGGTGATAAAGTTTATCGCTACGCTTGGGAGGATGAAGGAGAGTGTCAGCGTTGGTTTGCACTTCTCTCCGATGATGAAGACAAAGCGGCAACATCTTGGGGTCGTTTGTTTCACCGAGCACTGAAGCATGGTGACATTGAACAGATCGAAGTCTGATCTCAAAGTATAATTCAGGGGGGCAACTTTCGCCCCCTTTCTTTATACTTTTTTCCCTAAAAAAAGTTGGCAGGGGGCGTGGCGACCATTTCATCATCAAGCGTACCCCCGCTCTCTTTCGATTGTCCCATTATCCTACAGGCACCACCACCCCATAAGACCCCAGCAGTGGACAGTTCGCAGATTGGCACAAGCACAAAAAAAGGTTCTACCTCAATCCTAGCACGGCATCCGCACCCCCAGTCAACCCCCTGACCGATCAGCAATCATTATGGTTCGGAGGGTTGACCTTTGCACCCTTTGCCCCCATACTGGTATCAGTTCACCACACCACCCGATGAACTTCCGCACCATCATCCGCGCTGCCGTCCGCGCCACCCTGATTCAGAATGGTCCGCAAACATGCTCTGAGATCGTGAGCGGCATGGGTCTCAATCCCCGCAAGCATAAGGGCACCGTTCACGCTCTGATGGTTGAGATGGAGCGGGAGGGCATCCTAGACGCCATCCGTACCAGCAACGGCAAGCGTGGCGCATGGTTCATCTACCCTGCTGCCATCCGTAAGCGGGATCGCCTGATCGCTGCGCTGATCGGTTGAACCTCTACGGGGGGAGCAATCCCCCCAACATCCTGCCATGCTGAATGCTCTCACCCGCTCCCGTTCCGCTTCCTACCATCGCCAGACCATGCTTAAGGTTCTGATCGCTGCTCTGCTGCTCTACTGGTTTTGGGAACCGATCCGCCCCATCCGTAGTGTGACAGGTGAGGCATTGTCCACCGCCGCTGAGATGATCCGCCGCTGACCCTGTAGACTTCTCTCAGTTCACACCACACCACCATGATCACCAACCGCCACCGCCTTCTTGCTCTCCAGTCCTACATGGATCCCAGCAACGGCACAGTGCCATGGCACCATGCCATGATCACCGCTAAATTACTCAAACTCTCCAATGAGTTTGTGACAGAATACGGTCACATGGAATGGGAGAGAATTGACTTTGGTGAGTATAATGTTTGGGCAATGAATCTCCTCTGATTCTTTATACTCTGGGAGGGGATTCGATCGATCTCCTCCTCTCTCCCCCCCCCAACTATCACCATGCAAACCTTTCTTACCGCTGAAGAAATCCTGCAGTTAGTAACCACCGGAATGGTTACATTGACCGACGATCTTATGCTCAGAATGTCAGAATCTTATGAACATTCTGAGTGGTATAATGATCCCAACAATGTTATGTCACACCACCACTACTGATGGACACCTTAAATCTTAAATCTGAGTGGCAATCTGCCTTTGCAGAATGGCATCGACATCGTACAGATGAGTGTGCAGAATTAGAAAAAACCACACGCATCAATTACCTAAACTTCATTCGTGATGTAAGAAAAGCAAAGGCAAAAATCTAGTCGAGAGCGCACACATTATCTCGACGAGATGTACACACATTCATCATACAATCTCGTCGAGAATGTGCATCATACAATCTCGATCGAGATACACACAACAACACACAATCACAACTAGATTCATGCACAACAACACCCGCGAGATTAACTCAATTGGTTACACAATTAAGTTCCAATCACCATACAATAATTGTGAATGGCGCACACAATCTTTCACCACAAAAGAAGAGGCAGAAAGAATGATTGCATTCTACAAATCTTGTGGATCTCCTGCTAAGTTTGTATAAAGAATGAATCTGTAGTAGTTCTTTATTCTTTATACTTTTTTCTGAGTATAAAGAATAACTCAGGATTGAATGTAATTTATTGTCAGTGGTGTGGTTTATTCTTTACATTCAGTCCTGTCTTATTCTTTATACTCAGTACTGTTTGAGTTTAATTAAGACAACACTGTTTGAGTTAAATTCACTTAGCACTGTTTGAGTTAAATTAAATCAGTGGTGTTTGAGTTTAATTAAGACAACACTGTTTGAGTTAAATTAAATCAGTGGTGTTTGAGTTAAATTAAGACAACACTGTTTGAGTTAAATTCACTTAGCACTGTTTGAGTTAAATTAAATCAGTGGTGTTTGAGTTCTTTATACAAACTGCCTGACGCTGCTGCGATCCCAACCACACCAGTGCCCGATCCGTCAAGCGTTTGCCCATTAGGATCGCTGATCAGTCGGATCTGTTTTTTGGTATCAGGGCGATACCGTTTGCGTTTGACCCCTGCAGGCGTTGCCCTTACAGT